GTATCGATATTTAATACGCAATATTGATACTAAATCGTAGGGATAGATTTATTAAACTAAAACTAGTTTAAGTTTATGGATGAAAATATAATAGTTGTTTGGCCAATCTAAAATAAAATGAGAGGGAAAAAAAAATTACCAACTGCGGTAAAAGAATTAAAAGGAACTTTAGAAAAGTCTAGATTAGTTGATAATGAAATGGTTACTAGTCAAGTTGTAACTATGCCTAATGCTCCTTTATTTTTAAATCAAGAGGGTGCTGATGAATGGGAAATTGTATCAAATGAACTAGCTAAAATTAAGATGTTACACTTGACAGACTTATCGATCCTGGCAGCTTATTGTAATGAGATTGGGATTTACAGAAGTATATCAGCAGAGCTAGGAGGAAACTTTACAGAGCAAACAGTTGATAAGGATGGCAAATTAAGAATGACTAAAATTAATCCTAAGTATAAAGTAATGCAAGCAGCGTTGCAAAATGCAATTAAACTATCTACTCAATTCGGATTTACTCCAAGCAGCAGAGCAAGTTTATCAATGCCAGAACAAGAGCAAGAAAGAACAGACGATTTTAATTTCTTTGACTAATGATAAATATATACAACAAAGACTGCTTAGAAGCTTTAAAAGAAATGCAAGACAATGAGTTTGACTTAGCAATAGTTGATCCCCCTTATATGAACGACAATAATGCTTTACAAACTAATGGCAAAAGAACAAAATTTAATTTAACAACATTTATTAAACCTAAAAAGAAATACTTTGAAGAATTATTTAGAGTTTCAAAAAATCAGATAATATGGGGGGGTAACTATTTTACTAATAATTTGCCTGAAAGTAGAGGTTGGATATGTTGGGATAAAATAGAACACGGAAAAAACTTTTCTAAATTTGAATTAGCTTGGACTTCGTTTGATAAAATTGCTGAAATTTTTAGACAAAATAATCACGGAGGTTTTGTAGCAAAAGGCATAAATAAAAAAATACACCCTACACAAAAACATATAAAACTATATGAATGGCTATTAATGAATTACGCAAAGGAGGGCGATAAAATTTTAGATACTCACTTAGGCAGTGGCTCAATAGCTATTGCTTGTCATAATCTAGGCTATGATTTAGAGGGCTACGAGTTACATAAAGAATACTACGTCAACGCTTTAAAAAGATTAAAGCAGCACCAAGCACAAACAACTTTATTTTAAAATGATAAATATATATAACAAAGACTGCTTAGAAGCTTTAAAAGAAATGCAAGACAATGAGTTTGACTTAGCAATAGTAGACCCTCCTTATGGTATAGGAATGTCAAAGGGAGCTGGAGAAACTAGAGGAGATGGAAAGAAAAAAAAAGATTTATACACTCCAAAAGAATGGGATAATGAAAGACCTAGCAAAGAATATTTTAATGAATTAATAAGAGTGAGTAAAGAGCAAATAATTTGGGGAGGTAATTATTTTGCAGATTTATTAAAAGCATCAAGATGTTGGATTTATTGGAGAAAAAAAATGGGAGGTAATTATTCAGATGGAGAACTAGCCTGGACATCTTTTGATAAGATACTAAAAGAATATACAAAAAGACCACAACAAGGAAATAGAATACATCCTACACAAAAGCCAGTTAAGTTATATGAATGGCTATTGATGAACTATGCAAAGGAAGGAGATAAGATTTTAGATACTCATTTAGGCTCTGGAAGTATTGCAATTGCTTGTCATAATCTAGGCTATGACTTAGAGGGCTACGAGTTAGACAAAGAATATTTTGATAATGCTACTAAAAGAATTAAGCAGCATCAAGCTCAAATAACTTTATTTTAATGGATATTAAAAGCGATAATACATTTTACTTTGATGAGAAAGCTGCTGATAGAGTAGTGTATTTTATTGAGAATCACATTAGACATTTAAAAGGAGAGTTAGGAGGAACTAGTTTTAAGCTAGAGCCATTTCAAAAAAAAATAGTAAGAGATTTATTTGGTTGGAAATATAGAACAACTGAACTAAGAAGATTTAGAACTGCTTATATATGTCTACCAAGAAAGAACGGAAAGTCTACTCTTATTTCTGCAATCGCTTTGTATATGTTACTAGCAGATGGAGAGCCATCAGCAGAGTGTTATGTTGCTGCTGGAGATAGACAACAAGCTGGAATTATATTTGAGGTAGCTAGTGGAATGGTTAGAGCTGATAAACAACTAGCAAACAATTTACAAGTATTTAAGAATTCAATTATTCACCAAAAAAGCAATAGTAGTTTTAAAGCTATTAGTAGTGAGGCATCTAGTAAGTACGGATATAATGCTAGTTTTATTTGTATGGATGAGTTCTTTGTTCAAAAAGATTCTAGTCTATGGGATGCTTTAATAACTAGTGTAGGATCAAGACGTCAGCCTTTAACAATAGCTATAACTACTGCTGGATATAATAGAGAATCAATCTGTAAGAAAACTGAGGATTATGGACGTAAGGTTTCAGAGGGTATTATTAAAGATGAATCGTTTTATTATATTAAATATGATTGTCCGTTAGATGTAGACTGGACAAGCGAAGAAGCTTTAAGGTTAGCCAATCCAGGTTTAGAAAGTGGAGTAGTAAAATTAGACTATCTAAAAAGAGAGCAAGAGAAAGCTATTAAGCTTCCTAGTTATGAGAATACTTTTAGAATGTTGCATCTTAATCAATGGATGAGTTCAGCTAGTAAATGGCTATCGGATCAGCAATGGATGGAATGCGACAAAGCTCCAATAAGATTAGAAGACTACAAAGGGATGACTGCTTACGCTGGACTTGACTTAGCAAGTGTTAGAGATATTAGTGCATTCGTTTTAATCATTCCTGAAGATGATAGGTTTACAATTATTCCTTATTTCTTTGCTCCTAAAGATACGGCATTCGTTAGAAGTAGAAGAGACCAAGTTGATTATATTGGATGGGCAAAAGAAGATTTAATAGAACTAACTGAAGGAGATGTAACGGATTACAATTATATAAAGAAACGAATTAAAGAAGTTGCTGAAATAGTAAACATAAAAGAGATAGCTTACGATAGATGGAATGCTTCACAGTTAGTTATTGATTTAGTAAACGATGGATTACCAATGATTCCATTCGGCCAGGGTTTCGCGAGTTTAAGCAGTCCGACAAAATCTTTGGAAAAACTAATTTTAAATAAACAATTAAATCACGGAGGTAATAAAGTATTAAGATGGATGGCTTCTAATGTAGCGGTTAAGTCTGATCCAGCTGGAAACATTAAATTTGATAAGAGCAAAGCAACAGAGAAGATAGATGGAATGGTTTCTTTAGTAATGGCTATTGGCTCTTATATGAATGACGATAGAGAGGTGTCTAGTTATGATGATAGAGGTATTGTTTGGATATAATTTTTTACTAAAGATATTAACACTAATAAAAAATTTTTAAAAAAGATATTGAATTGTAAATAGTGTACCTTTTCTTATCTTTGCTATGTAATTACACATCTTCTTTATGGGCTTATTAGATTTTTTTCGTAGTGAAAAAAGAAACAATAGTTTTTTAAATGCCAATTCAAGCTTTTCGTTTGGAGGTGCAGCTAATAGAACTTCAGTAACTACCGATTCATCAATGACATTTTCAGCAGTCTTTGCTTGTGTTAGAATTATATCGGAATCAATAGCTTCTCTACCAGTTAGAGTTTATCGAGTTGAATCAGACGGAGATAAAATAGAAGAACTAGCTCATCCAGTTAATAGACTTTTGACAAGAAAGCCTAATGACTTTATGACTACATACACTTTTTTAGATGTATTAATGAATAACTTATTACTTGAAGGTAATACATATTTTTATATTGAAAGAGATTCTACTGCTAGACCAATTGGTTTAATACCTATTAAAACTCAGCACGTTAAAGTAATCAATCACGAGGGACAAATTTTCTATGATGTTAAAGATTATGATTTAGCAATTCGCAAAGAGGATATGCTACATTTCTTTAATTTATCTTTTAATGGATATGAGGGAACAAGTGTAATAGGATCACAAAAAACTACAATAGGAACTTCAATAGCTTCTAATGATACTGCTAATAGTTACTTAGGTAATAGTTCTCAAATAGGTGGAATTATAAAGCATCCTGGTAAACTATCTAAAGAAGCAGTTGCTAGACTTAGAACTTCTTGGAGTCAGTCTACAAGTGGCTCATTCGTTGCTGGTAAAACTGCAATACTTGAGGAGGGGATGACTTTCGAGCAGTCTAAAATTAATGCTAATGATTATCAACTTTTAGAAACTAGACGTTTTCAGATAGAAGAAATAGCTAGAATTTTTAAAGTGCCATTAAGTTTAATAGGACATTTAGAGAAAGCTGCTAACTATTCAAGCATTGAAGCTTTATCTATTGACTTTGTAAGATTTACTTTACAACCTTATTTAGTTTTAATAGAGCAAGAATTAAACAGAAAGCTATTTAGAGAAAACGAGCTAGATAATTATTTTGTCAGATTAGATTCTAAAGGTTTATTAAGAGGAGATTCTGCTGCAAGAGCTACATATTACAGAGAGATGTCAGCTATTGGTGTACTGTCTATTAATGAGATAAGACGAATGGAAGATTTAAACCGAATAGGAGACGAGGGAGATACACATTATTATCCTTTAAACTTTGCTCCAATAGGACAAACTGAGGAAAACGAGTAATGGCTTTAGCTGATATAAACACAAAGCCGACTCAAGAAATAGCTGACGAAGCAGAACAAGCTTTAAAATGGAGAGCAGAGTTTGGAAGAGGAGGAACAGAAGTAGGAGTTGCAAGAGCTAGAGATTTAAAGAATAGAGTTAATCTATCAATAAGAACGATTAAAAGAATGTTCTCTTATTTAAGTAGGCACGAAGTCGATAAAAAGGGAAAAGGTTTTTATAAAGGAGATGATGGTTATCCTAGTGCTGGAAGAATTGCTTGGGGATTGTGGGGAGGTGATCCTGGTTTTGCTTGGACTAAAAGAAAAATAAAAGAAATAGAAGAAGAAGAAAATAGAAATATTATGGAAAAAGAGATAAGAGGGATAGTTGGTACAATGATAACAGATGGAATCGAACTACCTTTATTTGATACAATAGATGAAGCTGAGTCTGAAGCTGAAAAACTTGGAGGAAGTGGACATCATGAACATACATTAGACGGGAATGTTTATTATATGCCTTTTGATAATCATCAACAAGCATTAGAGATTATGGAAAAAATAAATATGAATGAACATTATCCAGGACATGAAAAAGAAGATAAATCAGAATTAAGAAAAATTGCTGACAAAGAGGTTAGAACTTTTAATGTGTCTGATATTGAAGTTAGAAACGATGATGGAAAGAATGTCGTTGTTGGTTATGGTGCAGTATTTAACTCTGAGTCAAACGATTTAGGAGGTTTTGTTGAGTACATAGCTCCTGGTGCTTTTGATGGTAGATTAGAAGATGATGTTAGATTTTTAATTAATCACGATGGATTACCATTAGCTAGAACTACAAACAATACTTTAAGATTGTCAGTAGATGAAAGAGGTTTAAAGTATGAAGCTGATATGCCAGAAACTACTTTAGCAAATGACTTAATGACTCTATTAAGAAACGGAACTATTAGCCAATCTAGCTTTGCGTTTACTGTTGAAGAGGACTCATGGGAAAATATAGAGGGTAGAAACATTAGAACTATAAATAAGGTTTCACGTTTATACGATATTAGCAGCGTTACATTTCCAGCATATTCTGAAGCTGGCTCTTTTGCTTTGCGTTCATTAGAGACTTGGCAAGAAAAACAAGAAAAAATAAAACTAGATGAAAGTCTAGAGAAAGAATTAAAAGAGGTACAAAAAGAAGAAATAGACTTAACAAATCGCAACCTCAAAGAAATGCGATTGAAAGTCTTAAAAAACAAATAATTTTTAATATGAAAAATAGTAAATCTTTATTAGAGGAAAGAGCTATAAATGTTGAGAAGATGGAAGCTCTAGTTGACTTGTGCAAAGTTGAAGAGAGAGATATGACATCTGATGAACTAACTAGCTTTGATTCTTTAAATGAAAAAGTAGAGTCATTAAATGCAATGGCTCAAAGAAGTGTTAAGTTTGAAAACTTACAAGCTTCTAAAGTAGTAAAAGAAGAAAGAACAAATGCTCCAAAAGAATTAGCTGAGTTTTCTTTTCAAGAAGCTATGCGTCAAGCATACACTGGAAAACTAGAAGGTCTAGTTAAAGAAATGGATCAAGAAGCTCGTAGAGAGCATAATGGTCAAATGTTTAGAGGTATCGCTATTCCTTCTTCAGTTCTAGAACATAGAGCAGTAGGTAATGCAGCGGTTAATCCAACAGAGGTAATGTCTTTCACAGACCAACTAGAAGCAAACTTAGTTCTTGCGTCTGCTGGTGCTAACTTTTACTCTGGTGTTTCTGATATGAAATTACCAGTTCTTTCAGGTATCTCTTCTGCATTCGTTGCTGAGACTGGAGGATCTGCTTCTGCTGCTGGTACTGCTTCAAGTGTAACATTATCTCCAAAAAAGATGATTTCTATTGTAGAAATTTCTGCTGAGGCAATGGCTCAAAATGCTGGTGTAGAAGGTGCGGTTAGAAGAAATTTAGCTGCTAACATCGCTGCAACTTTAGAGGGTGCTTTATTAGCTGATGCTAATGTAACAAGCGGACCAGCTTCTATCTTTGCTGCTGCTGCTGCTCAGTCTGTTGCTGGTGCTGCTCCAACTGTTGCGGAACTTTTAAATATGGAAGCTACATTAATCGCTAATGGCGTTAATTTAGAAGCTGCTCGTATGGCTTGGTTGTTAGATGGTGGTGCTTTAACTGAAGCTAAAAGTTTAGCTCAGGTTGCATCTGTATCTCCAGCTTATGATAATGCAACAAAGGAATTCTTATCTTACTTTGCTTTTGCTTCTTCTAATGTAGGTAACTCTGCTGGAACTGGTACAAACTACTTGCTAGGAGATTATTCTAAAGTACATATCGCTCAGTTTGGTGGACTAGACTTATTGTTTGATCCGTATACTAATGCTGCTGCTGGTGTTGGACGTATGATAGCTACATCTCTTGTAGATGGTGCTGCGGTTCAAAATAGCACTGCATTCGTTAGAATTGATAATGCATAATTTTTAATTGGAGAGAGTTTAATCGCTCTCTCCTTTTTTTACTTTTTATAATGATATATAATTACTTAAAT